GATGCCTCCTGAAGCTCTCCCAGAGCCAGACAAACAGGCCGGTTTCGCCTATAGATGGATTCGCGTTTCAATGCTGAACAAAGATGACCCTAGCAACACTTCAAAGTCGTTTCGCGAAGGTTGGGAACCAGTAAGAATTGAAGAGCAACCACAGTACTCACTGTTAGCCTCTCGTGAAGGTCGATACAAAGACAATATTGAGATTGGCGGGTTGTTATTGTGCAAAATCCCTGAAGAGTTTATGGATCAACGTAGAGCGTATTACGCCAACGCCACAGAGTCTCAGGCAACTGCAGTAGATAACAGCTTTATGAGAGAGAACGATGCACGTATGCCTCTATTTAGAGAACGCAAATCAACAACTTCTTTCGGTAAAGGTTCTTAATTTTTAGGAGTTTATAATGGCTTATCCTGTCGTTTCAGCCCCATATGGGTACAAGCCGGTAAATTTGTTAGGCGGTCAAGTATTCTCGGGTTCTACACGTAATGTGCAAATCCAATACAACTACGCTACAGCAATTTACTTTGGCGATGCAATTAAAGAAGTTAACGGCTTCGTAACTCGTGCGTCTATCGCATCTGCTACTACCGCTAACCAAACAACCGGTATTTTCTTAGGTTGTTACTACACTAGCCCGTCAACCAAACAACGGTTGTGGAGTCAGTATTATCCGGGCAACATTGCTGCCGGTGACATCACTGCGATTATCTCTGATGATCCAGACATCGTTATCAAAGCGGTTATGTGTACCTCTGGTACTACTATTGGTTCTGCTGCACAAGTAATGGTGGGCTCTAACGTAGGTGGTATTACCACTAACACAGGTAACGCTAATACTGGTGACTCAGCTAACGCGATTTTGGTCCCAACTGCATTAAGCACTGCGACCTTACCATTCCGTGTTGTTGACATCGTTCGTGATACTGCTGTGTCTTTGGGTACTGCGACTTTCGCATCAGGTGCATCTACAACTTTAACAACTAGCGCGTTACCACAAGCGTTGGTGATCGGTACTGATGTTGGCTCTTTGGACTCTGCTGGTCAGGTGATTCAAAGTGGTTCATTCGTGTCAGCAGCTGCCGCTGCAGGCGCTACCTCTGTAACCATCAATGCTGCACCAACTACAGCTTTTGTAGCTAACTCAACATTGGTGTTCACCCAGTACCCAGAAGTGCTCGTGAAGTTTAACTTCGGTTATCACGGTTACTATTCTGCTACAGCAGTTTAATTAGGAGTTGATTAATGGCAATTTCACGCGCCCAGCTATTAAAAGAGTTGTTACCGGGTCTGAACGCTTTGTTCGGTTTGGAATACGCTCGTTACGGTGAAGAACATAAAGAAATCTACGAAACAGAGACTTCTGAGCGTTCTTTTGAAGAAGAAACAAAATTGTCTGGTTTCTCAGCAGCACCTGTCAAAAACGAGGGTCAAGCCCTGCAGTATGACAATGCTCAAGAAGCTTGGACTGCACGATACAACCACGAAACTATTGCTTTGGGCTTCAGTTTGACCGAAGAAGCGATCGAAGATAATTTGTATGACTCATTATCAGCTCGTTATACAAAAGCATTGGCCCGTGCTATGGCTTACACCAAACAGGTTAAAGCAGCTAACGTGTTGAACAACGGTTTCAATGCAGCTATTACTGGTGGTGACGGTGTGTCTTTGTTCAGTTCTGCCCATCCGTTAATTAACGGTGGTTCAAACAGCAACGTACCAAGCACTCCTGCAGACTTAAACGAAACCTCTTTGGAAAATGCTGTGATTCAAATCGCTGCATGGACTGACGAGCGTGGCTTGTTGATCGCTGCTAAACCTAAGAAATTGATTGTTCCACCTGCATTACAATTCGTTGCAACTCGTTTGTTGGATACTGAATTACGTGTTGGTACAACTGACAACGACATCAACGCTATTAAAAATAACGGTGCTGTTCCTGAAGGTTATGCAATCAACCACTTCTTGACTGATAACAATGCTTGGTTCTTGACCACAAACGTGCCAAACGGTCTCAAACACTTTGTTCGTAGCCCACTTGCTACTTCAATGGATGGTGATTTCGAGACTGGCAATGTACGATATAAAAGTCGCGAACGTTACAGCTTCGGCTATAGTGATCCACTTTCTATCTACGGTTCATCTGGTTCTTAAGCTAAGTTGTTGATTTTCAATAACTTTTAATGAGAGCCCTCTTCGGAGGGCTTTTTTATACCTAAAAGAAACGTTCTTAATTTTATACAGTACTGTATAAATATTTGACAATCTCCTTCAATAAGATACACTAACTACACAGCAATCAATAGGGGAAGCAAATGTTTTACGTATACACATATAAAGACCCACGTCCTTCAAAAAATTTACAAGTTGTCTACGTCGGTAAAGGAACCGGTAGACGTGCATGGGATCACTGGGAAAAACGAACAGCTAAAAATCCGGGGTTAGGGCACTTATTAGCTTTATTACGGCAATTAGATTTAAAACCTGTTATTGAAATAGTTAAAGAGTTTGAAGATGAAGCAGAAGCGTTTATGGAAGAAATGAGACTTATTGCGGTGTATGGGCGTAGGGATTTAAAAACCGGAACATTGTTTAATTTAACTGATGGAGGAGAAGGATTTTGTAATGTTATCCGTACTGATGAATGGCGAGCTAATATAAGTGAAGCTTTAAAAACTCCTGAACATATATCTAGACAAAGTATTGCTAAATCCGCAGATTGGGCTAACCCTATTTTTAGGGAAAAAACCATAGCCGCTATTCGTGAAGCATTAAAAGATACTGAAGTTATTGCGCGTAGAGAAGCAGGGAAAGCGGCTTTTATTCATACAGAAGAGTTTAGACAAACTATGAGTAAAGCTACCAGTAAAATGTGGGAGAACCCTGAGTATGCTGAGAAAGTGGCAGAAGGTCAGCGTAAAGTACAAGGCACCCCAGAAGCTAGAGCTAATAAATCTAAAGCTTCAAAACAAAGGTGGAAAGATGTTGGAGACAAAATGGCGGCAAGCATTAAAGCAGCTAGAAACACTGAAGAGTCAAAAGCCAAAACACGCGCACAATCTAAAGCACAATGGGAAGATGAAAACTACCGCGCAAAACAAACGGCTAATAACAAAGAAATAGCTAATCGAGAAGAAGTAAAAGCTGCTAAGAAAGCTGCAGCAAAAGCCTTGTGGGAAAATCCAGAATGGCGGGCAAAAATGATGGAAGCTAGAGCCAAGAAAAAGTCGAATAAACTTTTAGAATAAACCACTTGCACTTCCCAACCATTCATGTAATATGCGAGTCGAGTCTAGGATTTTTTCTGCGCCGACTGACCTAGCAGGCTCGCACAAGACGGCGTGGTTATGTGCATTGGAGAATTAAAAAATGGCTTTCGCTTCTCATCTTGGTCCATGGTTATTGGGCACTGTTAAAAACACCACCGGTACTGTTGCAGGTACTATTCGTAACATGGGCGCCTGTACTGTAGCTCAAATTGACCCTATTACTTACACTGATGCAGCAACCACAACTGCATTTGTTGTTCCGGCAGGTTCATTCATCACTAACTTGGCTTTGTATCAAACAACCAAATTTACTGGTACTTCTGGTGTTATCACCATCTACTTGAATGGCACAGCTATTGCTGCTTCTTCTGCTATTACTGCAGGTGCTTCAGGTATTATCTCTTTTACACCATCGTCTGATGCTCAAGTAGCTATATGGGCTAACGTGGGCTCTACTGACGCTATTGTCACCTACACTGTAGGTTCTAGCGGTACTTTCTCTGCCGGTGCAGGTTCGTTATTAATTGAATACGTCGTTCGTAACTCAGACGGTTCAGCTAACCCAACTGCGCGTCAAGCCTAATTAATCTGGGGAGTTTCGGCTCCCCATTTTTTAACTGAAGAGGTTACGTATGGCTAAGAATCCTTCATTAGCAGTAGGACGAGGCGAAAAGCTTCCTGTATCAAAAGGCGCAGGATTAACTGCAAAAGGCCGTGCTAAGTATAACAAAGCAACTGGATCTAAGCTAAAAGCACCTGCCCCACACCCAAAAACAGAAAAAGACGCTGCAAGACGTAAGTCATTTTGCGCCAGAATGGCTCCTATTGCAAAAAAGTCTGAGAAAGGTAGCCGTGCTAGGGCATCAATGCGAAGATGGAATTGTTCAGGGTATTAAGATGAGTGATGAAAAAGAAAGCTTAGAGATTGTTGATACTAGAAACGTGTTGACCGTCGAAGAACTACAAGAGTTAAAGAAACTAGCAAGTATGTCAAAAACAGCAAGAGCTGTAATCGCAATAGTGATTGGCGGGGTAATGTTAATTGGTGGAGATAAGCTGATTGAATTGGTTCAAGCACATGGTACGGTGACACACTAATGCCTAGTACAAGTAAAGCGCAAGCACGATTAATGGCAGCCGCAGCGCATAACCCGAAATTTGCAAAGAAAGTAGGTGTGCCTGTGAGTGTAGCTAAAGAATTCAATCAAGCCGATAAAGGCAAAAAATTTAACAGAGGTGGCGACGTGGCTAACTTAAAAAAATTGTTTAAAGGTAAAGAGACTTACAAAGAAGAGCTGAAAGAAGGCAAAGCGATTAAGTCTGGCAAAATTACACCAGAGCAGTACGCGAAAGGTGAA